ATCGTAGAATGTACAGGGGAACCAAACAACCTGTATTATTCAGTGGAGAATAACAGCATAGGTGAAGCAGCATTAGTGTCATTAAACGAATATGGGGAAAATAATATTCCCGGAACATTTATAAGTGAACCCGGTAAAAAGCGTAAGGGCTTTAACACTTCAAACAAAAGTAAATTAACCGCTTGCGCTAAGTTCAAAACCTTAATAGAAAGTAAGAAACTAACTGTAAATAGTCGCAGTCTTATTAGTGAATTAAAAGCATTTGTGGCCCATGGTGGTAGTTATGCTGCTAAAATTGGTGACCATGATGACCTCGTAATGGCGTCACTCTTATCAATTCGCATGATTCAAGAACTTGGTTCGTATCATTTTGAGTTAGATAGTTATGTCAGAGACCATGAAGAATTTGTTGCTCCATTACCCTTCTTTGCAGTGTTGTCGTAATAAATTGATAAATACTCTATTAGAAAAACTACCAAATGCCAACAAATACCGAATCATTAAACCGCGAACTGTTTAGATTACTTTCTAAATACAAACCAAAACCATTAGATGCTGAAGGCAAAGCTACTCCTATCCCCGATGAAGCAGATATTTTCAAGTTTGAATTCACTAAAGACGGGAAAGATTACGGAACTGTTTATGCCACATTAGATGAAGATAGAGTATTAACTGTATATTTTGGCGATGATGTAACCGATAGTCCTGATGGTAAAACACCCGGACTAGATTACGATGACACCTGGAGTGGACTACTACATCAATTAAGTGCTTGGAGAATGACCAAAGGACTTAAAGGATTTAATACACAAAACAAAGACCGTGTTGGAGATGACATGGCCAGAAGGAACCATATGAAGAACAAAGATAAACTAGCAGAAGGTTACTACGCCACAGGTAAGAAGTCAAGTTATAGTGATGCTGTGCCCACCGTAAAGATTGTAATTGAACATAGCCGTGTTATTGAAGAAGGTGAACAACGCTATCGTAACATCAACCGAATTTTTCTAGAAAATCAATTAGGTGAACGCTATTTACTTGATACCAAGAAGCCAGGTATTGCCCGTGTCTATGCCAGACATATCGCTGAGGGTGGCAAGGTCAATGATGATCGTTGGAGTCACATTGGTAGTCTTTGTGAAGAATATACCAAGATGGCTGGGTTTGTTCGTGCCACACGCAATGGTCAATTCAATGAATCAGCACAATCATTGGTGAACGAAGGTATTGCACATTATCAAAGTTTGCGTGAATCATTAAGCCGTATGACTGGCAAGCGCGGATACAATGTTTATTTTGAAAGTTGGACCCCTGCATTAATGGAAGATGGAACTGAAGAAAATACCCTAAATGAATTATTTGTACAAGAGACATTAGATCCGCGTATTGAAAGTGTAATGCCAATATTGAATAGAATACATAAGAAGGTTTCTGAATCCGTAGTTGACATAGAGATGAGCAAGTTAGCAGAGTGGGCTGATGGGTTGACAGAAGCCGAAGGGGAAAGTTTAACAAGTAACAATTCAATTGGTATTCCTGAAGAAGGTGTGGCGGAAGGCTCACTAAACGAATCTGATAAATTTACAAGTTGGTATGATTGGAAAGATCAGGCTAAGAGTAGTGGGTATACTATTACGAAAAAAGATAATAAAATAGTAGCATTGAACAAACAAGACCAAGTAGTGGGTCATTGGTCTGATGTTGGCAAGTTCCTAAGTGGTAAGGCACCTCGTCCAAATTTCAAACGACCAGACGAGCAAGGTGTGGCGGAAGATTTAGATGCTGATCAAAAGCGGGTAGGTCAATTAGGCCCAACAGGTGGACCTGCTAAACCGGGTGACTTAGTTGGCGCCACTGAAAACTTCATCAATACGGTTGACCAAGCTGTTGTATCTGAAGAAGATGAAATGACTGAAGGTATTGTGAAAGAAGGGCAAGATGACTTAGACCGTATCTTACAGATTATGAAACACAGAAGATAAGGGTAAATTACTTATCAAAAACCTCACTTAAAAGGTGAGGTTTGCCATAACTGGCATAAATACTCTTGACGAATCGCTACAAGTAGTGTATACTTGTGATTCGTTAGTTACATAATTATGTGTAGCGAATTGTAAACAAAGACCATCTTAATATAAAGGAAACAAAATGGCTTCACTCCAAGAAATCCGCGCTCGGCTCGCAGCGCAAGACAACAAATCCCAAAACAAAAACTCTTCACCTCAAGGTGACGGCGCTGCCTATCCTCACTGGAATATGGACGAAGGCTCAACAGCTTCTATTCGTTTCTTGCCCGATGATGACAGTAAAAATGAATTCTTCTGGGTAGAAAATCAAATCATCAAACTCCCATTCAATGGAGTTAAAGGTCACCCTGATATGAAGAAGGTTGATGTACAAGTTCCATGCATGGAAATGTATAATGGCAGTTGCCCAATCTTAGCAGAAGTTCGTCCTTGGTACAAGGATGAGACATTGAAAGAAATGGCTAACAAATATTGGAAGAAGCGTAGTTACTTGTTTCAGGGTTTTGTTCGTCAAAATCCAATTGGTGCAGACACTACACCAGCGAATCCTATTCGTAGATTCATTATCAGTCCGCAAATTATCCCAATCATTAAGAGTGGGTTGATGGATCCTGAAATCATGGAATTGCCAACTGACTATCTTAAGGGTCTTGATTTTACAATTAAGAAAACTTCTAAAGGTGGTTATGCTGATTATTCAACTAGTAATTGGTCACGCCGTGAATCAGCATTGACAGAAGTAGAAGCAGCAGCAATTGAAGCACATGGATTGTTTAATCTAATAGACTTCTTGCCCAAGAAGCCTTCAGAAGCTGAATTGCGTATCATCAAGGAAATGTTTGAAGCAAGTGTTGACGGTCAACAATATGATCCTGAACGCTGGGGTCAATACTATCGCCCATGGGGCATTGACGCCCCTTCAGGGTCATCAGCACGAGTTGCAGCAGTCGCACCAGCTAGTCTACCCGCTTGGGAAAAGGATGTTGCAGCAGCAGAGGCATCGTTCACTCCTGCTACAGTTGTAGTTCCGGTAGCAGCGGCAACTACATCAAGTGACAAAGCAGCAGACATTTTAGCCCTTATTAAGGCTAGACAAATCAAGTCTTAATCTTATTAGGGGCCACGGCCCCTAATTTTAGGAAAATATTATGACACTCCCAGACGAAAGATACCGGGCTATGAAGCAAGGTAAAAAATTGTTAGAAGAATTGTGCGATCCTGGTAAAACACCCAGGGTCCCTGGCATAGTTCGGGCTAGGGCACGAGGAGCATTACGACATTATCCAAGTGATTATGATTTGGAAAGAATGGCAGATCAATGTCCCGATATGCTTGATAAAGTATCGTTTACAGATAGAATATATCTGAACCGTGAAATCAATAAAGAAAGAGAGAATATCAATGGCTAAACCGTTTGATGTATCAAAATTTAGGAAAGAAATTACTAAGTCTATTGAAGGACTTAGCATAGGATATAACGACCCAACTGATTGGATTTCAACTGGTAATTTCGGCTTAAACTATTTGATATCAGGTGATTTTAATAAAGGCGTACCTCTTGGTAAAGTTACTGTCTTTGCCGGAGAGTCTGGATCAGGTAAATCATTCATCTGCTCAGGAAATCTCGTCCGACATGCACAACAACAAGGCATATATGTTGTATTAATTGACAGCGAAAATGCACTAGATGAAAAATGGTTGCATGATCTAGGAGTAGACACCAGCGAAACTAAATTGCTCAAGTTGAATATGGCTATGATTGACGATGTAGCAAAGACTATCAGCGAGTTTATGAAATCATATAAAGTTTTGCCAGAAACAGACAAGCCGAAAGTTTTGTTTATCATTGACAGTCTTGGTATGTTATTGACACCAACTGATGTTAATCAGTTTGAAGATGGTAACATGAAAGGTGACATGGGTCGCAAACCAAAAGCACTAACTAGTCTTGTTCGCAATTGTGTAAACATGTTTGGTAGTCATAATGTAGGATTGGTTGCTACTAATCATACCTATGCAAGTCAAGATATGTTTGACCCAGATGATAAAATCTCAGGTGGACAGGGTTTTGTTTATGCAAGTTCAATTGTAGTTGCTATGAAGAAATTGAAGTTGAAAGAAGATGAAGATGGTAACAAGGTTCCCGAAGTAAATGGTATTCGTGCTGCTTGTAAGATTATGAAAACCCGCTATGCAAAGCCGTTTGAAACTATTCAAGTTAAGATTCCATACGAAACAGGGATGAGTCCATACAGTGGATTGACTGATATGTTTGAGAAGTCTGGGGCTTTGAAGAAAGAAGGTAACAGTTTAGTTTTCGTAACTGATTCCGGTGAAATTCTGAAATCATTCCGTAAGGGATGGGAAGCTAATAAAGACGGTTGCTTAGATAAAGTTATGCTGGAGTATACTGGAAAATCTAAAAGTGTGATAAGTACTGTAACCGTTGAAGAGGAAATCACAGAATGAGTTTAGATATTATTGCAGAAGTTTGGGATGCATTGCGTGAACATGTTGATTTGAATGATCGTGGTAATGCAGCAGATACACTTGTTAATTTTTTAATTGACAATAATTATGAAATTGATGATATCAAAGATGCCTTTAAGGATAAAGATATTACCAAAGCATTAAAAG